CGCGGCTGTTTCCATACATCACTTTGCCACGCGGCAGTGCCTGGCCGCCCACGTCAGGCACGTAGCCCTCAGACACCCCGCGCGAGACCATCGGGCGCCCGGCTGCTGCGATCTGGTCGCGCTGCGTGGCACCGGCAGCGAGCGTCGTATTGACTACAGCGAAGTTATAGGCCGCATCACCATCGGATGCGGCAATGGCAAGGTACGAATCGACGCCGTTCTCCTCACGCCCGCGCAATATCTGCTTCGCCGTGCCGCGAAAGATGACGCCGAAATTCTCCTCATATCCGGCTTGCAGAATAACATCGGTGAATTCTTTTTGAATGCGCATACTCGTATTTGCCTCAAGGTTGTAAACCTCGATTTCAGCGACATTCGGCGTTTCTGCATCTGTCTTTTTGATCTTGAATTTGATACGCAATTGCGAAAGGTCGAGTGCTTCCCCGTCAGCGTTGCCGACAAGCAATGTGACTTTGCGCAGGTATTGGCGAGCCATTCAAATCTCGGTGATGTAATAAATCTTTGACTCGATGCCCAAGCCGTCGAGCGTGGGGTCGATGCCTTCCGCGCCATCGGTGAGCACCACCAGGCCGCCGGGCGGCAATTCAGGATAGGGGTCGAGCAGGTTAACGCCCGCCAGCACGGCCATCGCCATGACGAGCGGCGCGCCGTCCGCGTCGTACCAGTCGAATTCCCAATAGCCCATTTGGCTATTCCATCGGTTTTCAATGGTGTAGGCAGTGCCCGCCAGTTCGATTTCGAATCGCTGCGGGATGTTCTGTACCGGGATGCTGTAGGGTTGCAATGCCATCATGTGCCTCCGGCCGGCGCTGGCCGGAATGTGTTGCTCAGGCCGGAACCGATGCGACTAAGCACCGAGGTAGCCGGCTTGCCGTCCTTGCCGTTCTCGGGCTTCGCCTGTTTGGCGCCAGCCTTTTCAGTGCCACCCGTCTTGCCGGGGTTGGCCTGCTTGGCGCGCGGCGGCACGGTCGTGAGCACCACGTCGACGAGGATGACCTGCATAAACGAGCAGTTCACGGCCAGCACCTGCTCAGTCACCTTGTCGGTCGTCACGCCGATCGACTTGAAAAGCATGTCCGAATAGATGCGCTTCCCGGTGACGATTTCGAAAGGCTCACGCGCGGCCTGCAGGTCAAGCAGGGCCTCGTAAGTTTCCTCGAGCGTGCGATCTTCGGTCTCGGCAAACATCACCCGCAACGCCAGGCCCGCGGGCTTCACATAGGCGTGATCCGTGATCGCGGCGCCGCGCTGCACTGGGTGCTGCGTGATTTCGAGCTCGTCGGTACCAGTCTCCTCGATGGTGACCGTGGCCTCGATATCGCCGATGCGCCGCGTGGTGCGGATGGTAATCGGCTGGGGGGCTTCATTCCACATCAGCGGGCACTCCCCTTGAGGTTGCGTGTCATGTCAGCATTGACGCGCCCCTGCTCGCCGGCGACGGCGCGGCCGGTGGCGCCAGGATCTGCGCCGCCCTGCACCGTGATGTTCGTCTCCTGCGTGACGCTTTGCTGCACACCTTGCCCCACATCGCCCGCCAACGCGCCGCCGAGCGGGTTGCCCATGGCATCGAACTGGCCGGTGGCGAATTGCGCGTCAGCTGCGGCCTTGAGGTTGGTGCTCAGCCGAGAGGTCACGCTGCCCGAGGCGCCCCCGAAGCGCGCCACCGCGTCGATCAAATTGGTGATCCATTGAAATGCAATCTTGAAAATATTGACGATCGATTCAACGGCTTCGCCTACGGCGCGCCATGCGCTTTGAAAGTCACCGCGCAGTAGGCTCGCGAGACCATCGACAGCGGCAAACACCAGATTGAACGCGCTTTCAAGGAATGACACCAAGCCGCCGACAGCCGCCTGCACGAACGCAATCTCATCGCCCCATGCGGCCCAGTCGATGAGTGATTTGCCGCCCTCTTTCCACGTCTGGTAATCGTCCCACAACAGTAGCAACGCAGCGCCCAGGGCGATGACCCAGAACACGGGGCTGGCCAGGATGCCGGAATTCAACAGCAGCCACGCGGCGTACAGACCCGCGACTGCGGCAGTGATCGCCACAAGCGTCGGGTCCATTTTGTTGAATGCGTCAATGACCACCACAACACCAGCGACCACCAGGTCAAACACCCGGCCAAGCAGTTGCCACATCCCGCTGAAAACGTCCACGATGAATTTCACCGCGGCACCGATGACGCGGCGCAGGCCGTCAAAGTTGGCCATCAGCAATTTGCGAAACCCCTCGAGGCGTTTGCGAAAGTCATCGATCGCGGCACGCAGTGCAGGCATCAGCCGCACGGCAATCGACTCGTACAGTTTGCTGATGACGATGGTGACCTTTGCCCATTCCTGCTGCATGGCGCGCCATGCCTTCATGAACCCCTTGCTCTGCTCGACCGCATCGCCCAAGTCGAAGCCGGTGGCCGCATCGATTGCCGCGAGGTCGGCCTTGATCGCGCCGAGGTCAGAATTGATGATCTTGAGCAGCGCCGGGTCAAGGCCAAGCCGCTCCATGATAACGATTTGCTTGCCGCGCTCCATGCTCGACAGCTTGGCGCCGAGCTCGTCGAATACCTCGATGGTGGGGCGCAACTTGCCCGCGCTGTCAGTCACTGTGATGCCGATTTCTTCGAACACCTTTTTGGCTCGACCCAAGCCGATAGAAGTGTCGACCAGTGCGCGATCGAATGAGGTGAGGTCGGACTGCGCGGCGCTCAGGCCCAGCACCTGGGCGACGTCCTTGAACTCGTCCACCGCGTCGACCGTGGTACGGAACCGCGTGGCCAGCTTGTCGAGCGCGTCGTATTCCTGAGCCACGTCCTTGACACCCGCCAGCACTGCGCCGGCGGCCGCCGTGACTGCGGCGCCAAGCGCGACAGCGACACCGGTGGCAGATGCGATCGCGCCGGTGAATTTGCTCAGCCCCACCTCGTCGACGTCGAAACCCAGGCCGACGAGGAATTCCTTGATGGTGCTTGCGCCGGCCATTATTTATTCGCCTCGTGGTAGCGCCGTTCGTTTTCGGCCTTGACGTCTAGAAAGTCGTTCATTTGGGCCACATCATAGAGCGAGAGCGTGCCGTCGATCAGAGATTCGTACCGGCACAGCCCTGCACCGGCTGGCCGCATGAGCCAGTCCTCGCCCGAGGGCATTGAAACCCAGCTTACGGCGCGCTTTGTGTCAGGATGCCGGCGGGCAAAATCCGGCGTAGCGCGGGCATAAAATCCGTCATGTTCTCGGTGAAAACGTGCCGCGCGATGGCGAACATATCCACCACGCCGATATCGAGGTGGTTGAGCTCGGTGCCCACCGCCACCTCGGACCAGCCCAGGCCGCCGGGAATCTTGCGCTTGGCGTGACGCAGCAGGCCGAACATGATGGCGTCCGCCTTGGCCTCTGGCAGGTCACCCAGCGCGCCGAAAATCGCCGCGGTCACCTTGGCAGCCTGCTCGGGATCCGGCGGCGGGGGCGCTTCGCCCTCGGCAAGCGGCTTGACGGCCTTGACCTGGCCCCTGCCGACGATAGCCGAAATGAGCGGCGCCAGGTGCAACGAGAGATGGAACTGCTGCTTGGCCGGCATGCGCTCGGCCCGGTAGGTGTGTTCGCCGATCTGGAATTCCATCATGCCTCCGGCTGACCAACGCCGAGCACATACACCGTTTCAGCGGCATCGAACACCCATTCGTTCGTGCCACCCTCCTGCGCCCAGTTGAGCGGGGGCACCTTGGCGAAGGCCACCTGCCGGCAGGTCACCAGGTCACCGCGATTGGGGTCGCGCACCACGATGCTGTTCCGGCCGTGCAGCAGCGTCGAGCGGCGTTGCGCGTTGAAAGCATTCATCAGCTGCGCATTGACGGGCGATGTCTTGAGCAGGCGAATCGTGACGGTGGACGAAGTATCCATGCTCAGGGAGTGCATGCCCTCGCCGCCCGCGCCGACCGTGAGCACGTTCACGTCTGTTTTCGGCTCGACGGTGATGCCCTCCTGGGCCGCGCCGGCGCCTGCGCCGAGTTGAAACGAGCCGCTCGGGCCGTTGAGCGTCGCCGAGACGTCGCCGAAACTGTAGACCTGTGCCATGGTGGTGTGCCCCTATTAGCGGTTGACGTTGACGATTGCGTCGATTTCGTGGATGGCGCCCGCCAGCTTGAGCGCGATCTGCATGGGCACGGCGAGGCGCGCCTCGCGATCGCTCTGCACTTGCGTGGAGACCGGCGGCGCATAGATGTAGAAGCCATCTTTGAGTTGCTGGCCGCGCACCAGTTGGCCGAAACCATCGGCGTTCCACTGGCCACCTGCGACCAGGCCGTTATTGATGGCCTCCTCGCACATGAGCGCGGTCTCGTTGACCAACTGCGTCATACCAGCATCGGTCTGCGGGATCTTGGTCGTGCTGGTATAGAGCAGGTTGTAAAGGCGCGTCTGCAGGCCGTCCTTGAACCAGTCGAGACCATGCCGCTCGTCGAAATAGGCGTTGCCGCTCATCACGCCGTATTGAATGATCGCCGTGTTGTTCTGGTAGTTGACGAACGAATTGACCCGCTTGGCCTTGAGCGTCTGCGCCTGGGTGTCGGTGATCGTCTCGGCGGCGACACCCGGCTCGATTTTGTACATCAGCGTGATGGTCGAGCGGTTGGCCGAGAAGTTGACCGAGAACGCGCGGCCGAACAGCGAGGCAATCGCGTATGGATTGGCGTTGTATTGGGTGACCGAACGGTCATAGAGCAGGTCACGCAGGCGGCTGCCCAGGTCGTTGGTGACGGCAGAATCCAGCACCTGGCTGTTCGTGATGGTGTGACCGAAGATGCGCGCGGCGCCCGAGCCAGTGGCTTGAATGATCTGCGCCACGGCCACCAGGTCATCATCGATCGGCTGCACGCTCGATGCGAACATGAGGCCATACCAGACGGGCGAAGCGACCAGTTGCGCGTTCACGCCAGCAACTGCGGTCTCGGCGGCGATGCCATTGACCGGCGGGCTCGCCAGAGCGGCCGTCATCTTGAGCATCGTGGAAATGTCCACGCCCGAACCAGTCGGGGTGGCGTAGGTCAGCGTCGAGGTGATGCCGGTGGTGGCCGATTTGATGATGAATCGTTGACCATCCCACACACACGTGCCGGTCACGCCGAGCGCGGTGTTGATGACTGCGGCCACGCCGTTGAGATTGGTCTGAGCGGCGAAATTGAGCACACTCAGCACCTTATTCACGCCGTCGATGGTGATCTGCGTCGACCCCGTGGTGATGGCCGTCCAGAGTGCCATGGCCTGCTGTGCGACGGTGAGCACGCCGCCGCGAATCTGCGCCTTGGTGGCAGTGCGCGCCCAGCGGCCGATTTGCAGCGTGAAGGGGGTCGGCGACTGCGAGAAATACAGGGCCGCGGCGAAGTATTCCGGGGCGCTCGTGCCGAAATCGGCAGTGACGCCGGTGATATCGGTGTAGGTGCGCAGGCGTTCGGTGGTGTCGATGACCTCGGAATCGCCCAAGATGAGCAACGTGCCGAAGCCGCGGCGCTGCGCCGACAGCGGCGAGAGGTTGACGGCGACCCGCACCAGGCGGCTGACGGAAAGAGGTTGAACCATGTTGGCCCCTATTGGTGAACGGAAAACGGCGCGTCGATGGTCGGGTCGGGCCCGTGCCCGTGGATGATCCCGCTCGCGGAGACGAATGAGAGTATACGGTACGTGCGGCGCACTTCGCGCACGATCCCGAGCGTGAAATCGGCCCGGTCATACCAGCGGTCGGCGATGAGCTCGGGCACGCGCAGCGTTTCACCCTCGCGCTGGATCGCGACACCCTGGCTGCGCAGCACCTCGCGATTGAATGGGATAGCCAGACCGTCACGCAGCAAGCCGCAATTGCCCATGGCGCTGGGGCCATAGAAGCTCACCAGCACGTCGCCGGATTCATGGCGCTCGAGCAGACCATCTGTGCCCTGCGTGGTGATGTAAGCATCAGCATCGGGCGTCAGGCCGCCCACGTTGAATGCGCACCAATCGGCGGCCGGCGGCGGCAGGATAGGCGGATCGATCTGGAATGCCGGGCGCACCATCGGACCAGGCAGGCCCGTAATTTCTCGGATGGCTGCCTGCAACAGCAACGCAAACGCCACGTTGTCGACAGGCCCGGTGGTAGCTTGAACGTAGGGGTAGGTCATGCCGGTGCGCCCTCGGGAATCATCTCGGCAAACACCTTGCTGTAACCGGCGCCGTATTGCGACCAGTCATCTGCGGTGCGCACTTGGTAGCGCTTGCCGCCCCAATTGAGCACATCGCCATAAATGCCGAGTGCCTCGTCGTGCGGAATCAGAATGGCCGCGGTGTAGACGCGGATCCACTGCGAAGGATTGGCCGCGTTGGGCACGCGCGTGAGCAGATCGGTGCCGCCAGGCTGCACGCTGCCGACGATAGGGGTGCCCGCAACGGTGGTGAATGTGGCCAACCCGTTATTGCCCACCACCTGCGTGCGACGATCGAACGTCAGCGGATCGCAAAAATCCGGATCGTCGAGCAGTTCATTGACGTCAATGAGGGCCATTATTTCTTCACGCGCTTGCGAATGTGGTACTTGATGCTCTGCCTATATTCGCCCTTGTCAATAAGGGCCTTGTCGCCCTTGCGGGGTGCTTTCTTTCGGTTCTGGCGTGCCTTGATGGTGCTTTCGGCCAACGGCGCAAAGCCCTCCTGCTGCGTGATGACGCGCTGCACAGATTGCTGGGCGAGCAGGCCGGCGCGGTTGTAACTCGTGCGCACGGCATCGGGCCGACCATTGAGCAGCGCCTTGGCGCCCGCGCCAAGCTCCTCGGCAAGCACTGCCTGCACGTCCTTGACGCCCTTGGCCAGGTGCGGCCGCGCCGGGATGTGCGCCGCAGCGCTGCCGTTTTCGTTGATGTAGCCGATAGTCGCATTGCCGATCGGGCCGCCATCCTTGCGCCCGTTCTCACCCTCTGCGACACCGATGTAAACCGCTTCGTCAACTAGCATGCGCATCGCCGCATTGAATTCTTTCGACTTGTCGAGCACCACGCTGACGCCGGATTTCTTCGGCATCAGATCAATTGGACGACGCCAATCCCGTAGAGGCTGTTCAAGTCCCACCACTGGCGGCCGTAAATGGTGCTGTTCCACCATCCGGCGTCAGCGTCGCGATTGCTGGTGGTCGCATATGTGACCTGCACGTCGCCGACTTTCTTGCTGCTTTTCTCGCCCGTGACCGTGCCCGCACCGGTGCCACCGCCGGCGGCGCCCATCGTGGCGAGGTAGTGCGCGGTGAAAAGTGCGAGGCCGAGATCATATGCGTCGCCCCAGGCGCACTCACTCACGCGCGCGGCGGCCAGGGTGAGATACAACTGGATCCGAGCCGGCGGATACTTTGTGGCATCCCCGAACTCAGGAAACAGGACGAGGAACTCGGCGACCGTCATGGCGCGACGCTTAGCGCTTGGCGGTCTTGCGCGCAGGCGAGCGGGTCACCACGGTGGGCTTGCCGTCCGTAGCGAGCTCGTCGATGGGGGCGAGGTTGCCGTCCTTGACGTGCTGCTCGACGAACCATGCGTCCGTGTCGAGCGCGGCGCGCGGCACAGCGTGCACGCCGACCGAGTAGTCGACGCCACCGACGCACAGCGGGCGCAGGAATCGGATGGATACGGTATCGCCCAACTGCTCGGCCCGCTCGGCGGCGAGGCGGTCGGCTTCGGCCTGTGCGTCGTCTGCGGCCTTGACGGCATCGGGATTGACTGGCGGGGTTTGGATTTCGGCCATGATGGAAACTCCTGAAATGAAAAATGGCCCCCGCTTTGAGGGCTGGGGGCCATTCTATGCGTGCGCGCCGCGCGCGTCACTGTGGCTCAGATGCCGTCTGCGTAGCGCAGCAGTTGGGGGCGGGGGATTTCCAGCGTGCCCAGCTTGCCGACATAGATCTGCTTTTGGAACAGACCGTCGAATTGCATGGGCAGCGGGCGCAGTTCGTTGGTGCGCGGGTAGCGAACCACATCCTGAGCCTTGGTGTAGGCGATCATGCGATCTGTCGCGCCGGCGCCCGCGCCGATCAGTTCACGCATGGGGGCGAATTGCAGATCGACACCGCCCTGCATCTTGGCCAGGTTGTTGTCGCGCAGGTAGGTGAGCACCGAAATGCTGCCGTTCGTGATGCGGCGGCTGTTCAGCGCGCTCAGCTTGGCCGGCGGCAAGCCGATGCGATTGGGGATGCGCGTGTAGCCCGAAGCGGCCCAGGCAGCGGCGATCATGTCGTTGACGTCCGTCAGGATTTCGTCCGGCGTCTTGAGTGCCCAGGTCACGCCGCCTACGCCAGCCGCAACCGTGGCGGCCGTGACGGCAGCGCTATTCACCAGGCCGGTCACGCCGACCGATGCATCGCCCAGGTAGACCATGCCTTGCGTGTCGACTTCCCACTTGCGTTTCAGGGCGCTCAGCAGCATCGGCGACAGCGGGCGGCCCAGCTTCATGGCACGCTCGATTTCGATGATGCTCATCTGGAACAGTTCGCCCCAGAGGAAAGTTGGCGATTGCACGCGCTCGAGGTCGACGTTGACCGCACCGATGGTGGTGGTGCGCGCGGTGATGAACGACTTGCCTGCGGGGTTCACGCCGCCGGTGGCACGCTCGAGCGCCGCATCGTAGGCCGTCACCTCGTCACCCAGATCCAGATCAGTCAGATCGACGTCACGAGCATAGGGGAAGTCGGCCAACGGCTCCACGAGCGTCGGATTGATGCGCGTCAGTTCCGTTTGGAAAAAGACGCCGGTGCTGTCCACCGTTGCTTGATCGAAAGTGCGCATGATGCGTGTGCTCCGGTGGTTGGCTTAGACGTTGTAGCGGATTTCGGCGTTGCCATCCGCATCGGCCGGCCCATTGAACTGGGCATTGGGCACGATGATGGTATTGGCGCCGTCCGCGGTGGCTTCGATGCCGCCGATGACCTTGGCGCCGGCCGGCGCGGCGATGCGCACGTAGACGATGCCCTCTTTGACGGGCGTGCCGAAGTTGCACTTCACGGCCATGTAACCGCGCTTCATGATGCCGATGGCGCCCGCCATGGGGATGCCGGCGCCGGCCGCCAGGTTGGCCATGTTGCCACCCGGATAGCTGGGGTACTCGCGCACCGAGAAGCCAACGATGCTGGCGCCCACGTCAGCCGCGACGATGCCCGTGGCACTTGATGCCTGGGCGCCGAGCTTGACCGGCAGGCCGAAGCCAAGCACGGGCACGGTCGTCGAGTTGAAATAGGGCTCGACGGTGCTCTCGTGAACATCGCGGGTGATATCGCCGGGCGTACCCAGCGGCATCGAAGAAGTGATGATTTGCGGCATGGTGGTGGCCTCGGTTAAAAAAGCGGGTGAATCTTGGCCGACTGCGCATTGATGTGCGCGATGGCGTCGACAGCTTGCGTGTCGGCGGTCTTGTTGGGCGGCGTCAGGGCGCTCGCGCGTTGCGCCTTGAGCACCTCGGCAGCGCCGGCGAACACCGTGACGGCGTTGTCGGCCGTGGGCGCGCTGCCGCCGGTGAACAGGTTGATGACCTGCTTGCCCGAATCGGTTGCGTACGCCTTGAGCAGGGCGGCGAGCTCGACGCCTTCGACCAGTTCGATACCTGGCGCGAGGATTTCGGCGCGGGCGATGGTCAGTTGATCAGTCACCGGCTTGGACTTCGCGGCGAGCAGGGCAGCAGCTGCATCGGCGGCCACCTTGGCGGCGTCGGTTGCGGGCGTTTCTTCGCCTGCGGTGAGCTTGGCGATGGCGGTCTTGAGGCCCTCGACCATCGCATCGGTCTCGGCCTTGCAACGTTCCATGTAGCCCAGGCGTTCCATCAGATCCGACACGATTGCCGAAATGTCCGCATCGGCGGCGAGG